CGTTCTGCAATACTTCCGTTTGAAGAGTCACTCGACTGCGTGTAGCGGTGCGCAGTGCGACGTCGCCAAGCTGGGTATACTCTGCGGTGGTTTTTTGATTGCGTGCGTCTATCCACGTCTCACGCAGGTCAAGCCCAGTCGGCAGCGACGCCGGGCGCGTGACAATGACGCGTGCCGATCCTTCGCCTTGCCCAGCTACCACGGCCGCCGTCGTGTCGGCGATGCGGTCGGTGAGAAGCGTAAGCTTGGCAATGGTGCCGGTTTCAACGGACAAAATGACGCTGGCACTGCGGTCAGTGCCAAGTTGTCCGGTGTACCATGTAAACGTCCATGTCGCCGGCGCCGTGTAGACCAAGGCAAAGTCACCGCCGGCGGTGAGCTGGACTTCTTGAAGGACGCTAAGCAGATTTTGGCCACTACACGACAGCGACGTCGTATTGCCCAGCCCTGACGACGTCGCCGCCGCCGCTCCGGTTAAGCGACCGTCAAGTAGCCGTCCGTTTGCCGTCGTAGCCGACGTCGATAGATTGTAGTTGTACAGCGTTTTCATTACGGTTTCGGCAGCGACCGCGCTGAATTGGCTACGATTGGCGACGCCACTCTTAAACGCTACGATGCGGTCGGCGAGGATGGCATTGGTGCCCACGGCGCGCGCCGTGATGACCGTCGTCTGTCCGTAGCTTTGCACGATGCCACGAATCGTCCCAGCGAACTCCCGTGTTGAGGCGATGCCTGCGGCGCTGTCTTGGCGATACACTTCGACGATTGCGCCGTAAACAATGTACTGCGCCGTTGATGACACGGCATTGACATCGAACTGGGCGACGTCTACGCTGTTGACGGTGCGATTCACCGCCACGCTCAGGAAGTTGGTACACACCGCCACCAACGTCCCACCCGCGGTGTAGACGTAGATTGTGTATTGTGGTGCCATGTTATACCCGCTTTATACTTACCGCACACGATGTGACACTTTGTCCGGTATTGGTTGATGCCGCGGTCAATGCGATGGCATAGTATGACCCCGGAGTTACGGTGATAAATGCGGAGTGCGTGTAGTTGTACAGTGATGACGTCGCAAAGTTCGCCGGGGACACCGCAAAATTGCTGAGCAAATTGGTAATGGCTAATTTGCGCACGCCGGTGGTCAGCGCATTGAATTGGATTTGTATCGAGATGATGTAGTAGCCCGACGCAAGAAACGTAATTGTTCCGCCGCTGGTATCAAGTGAAATTGTGCCGTCAGCGGGGACGACAGACGATGTGTACCCGCCAATTTGGTAATCGACATTTGCGGCGGTAAGCGTCGCTGTCCCTCCGCCCATAGCCGCGTAGATTGAGCCAGACAGTTGACGTTGCACCGCATAGGGGTAATACGGTGTAATAGCACTAATTGTCCCTGCGGACGTGGTGACAGTGCCAAGGGTGACGATGTTGGTCGCGGTGATTGACGTCGTGATGGTCGAGAGTTGCCCAGCGGTCACTAAGGCGATACGTGTGGTTGCGGTGGTCACCGTCGTCGTACCGGCGCCGTTTGCGGTGACGGTCTGTGACCCGGCTGCGGTATTGGCGATGATAACGACGCTGAACGTGCCGGAGCCAAGCGTTGACGTCGATATTGTGACCGCGCCGTTGGACTCATAGAAATAACCGCCGACAATCGCGGTGCCGTCTGCGATGGTGAGCGTCGTGGTGCCGGTGCCGGACATTGCAAGGTACGAGCCAGTAAGGAGCACGCCGGTGCCAAGCCCTGCCCGCTCAAACGCGCTCATCCGTGCCGAGTCGTAAGTACTTGCTCCGTCCGTCGATGCGACGCCCGTTGCCCATCCTAAGGATCGTTCAGTCGTTGCCATGGTGCCTCCTAAATCCCGACAAAGCGGGTGTAGTATGTAATGCTGACCGCCGCTGGTGATGACGATGCGGAGGCGCCGATGCTGATTGAGTTTACCCCTGTCACGATTGCCCAGCTCGCCAAGTTTGACGATGCGGCGATGGTGGCGATTTGGTTATTACCAAGGTCGTCATAGACCGTCTTTTTTCCATAGCGTAGGTCGTAGGTGTAGGTGCGTCCGGCGGCGATTGACCCCGTCGTCGTGATGACCTGCCCCGTCGTGTTGTTGGTGATGACTAAGCCGGTAATGGGGCCAATCGCCGTAATCACCGGGTAGGTGAGCCACGTGCCGTTGTAGGTGTACACGGTAGTCGCGTTGATGTTCGCCGTGCCATAGGTACGCGGATAGACGACCGGGTAGGCGGTCGCAGTACCGGCGATGCCTGCTGCACCGATGATACTATGTGGCTCTGCGTCGTACCACGTGGGGTCATCGGCACGCAACTGGATGACGGTGCGTAGGCTGTAGCCGATACTAGCGTCGGTGTCGTAGCTCATACCGCCGAGGACTTTGACGTCAATCGTCCGTGTCCATGCCGTCGTGGTGACGGTAAGTTGTGCCGTCGTATTTGACGGCGAAAAGACACTCAGCAGGCGACCGCGTGCGGCGTAGTACTCGTCGACGGTCGTGGTGTTCACGAAGATTGGCAGTTGCAGAATACGCGGGTCTAAGCGAAAGTCAACGTCGCTGTCACCTTGTTGCATTGGCCCGCGCTGGGTGATGCGGTGCATTGGTGCCAAGCCGAAGCCTTGGTCACCTTGGTAGTTAAAGGTGAATCCCGTAACAGCGTCGTAGCCGTTGAGGTCGAAGGTTACGCCGCCGACGGTGTAGGTAATATCAAAGCTCATGCCATACCTCCGGCAAGTAATTGCATCGCGCGCAAGTCCTGACTGATACTCGACTCCGACTGCGCCGTTTGATACGACGCCGACAAGTAATAGTTTTGTGTCGTCTGATTGACGGCGCCAACCGATGCGCCGGTCGCACCGCTGATTGCGCCGGTGATGTCAGGGATGCCGCGGATAATACCCGCTGCCATGCCTGCGCTCATTTGAAACCCCACCTGATCGGCAAAGAGTTTCGATGGTGACGCGATGCCCAGTGCTTTTTTGGCGGCGTTAAACGCAGCCATTGCGGCGTCCTTGGCGGCGTTGACAATGATGTCGGCACCGTTGCTGATTCCCTGTGCAATTCCGTTGGCTATGGCTGAACCAACCTTTGTCGCCTGCGTAGCAAGTGACGAAATCATCTCAATAATTTTTGCTATCGCATTGCTTGCAAAGGTGTTTATGGAGGTGTTAATTGTTGAGATAAAGGTAAGCACCGCGTTTTTCACTGTGTCCCATGCGCCTAAGAAGTTACCCTTGAGTACGAGGCTAATCGCAGATAGTACACCGATGACGAGGTCTTGTAATGGTTGCATCAGCGTCATCCACATGCGAATCGCAGTTTGTACATAGGGCCAGACGATAATGAAGACGTTGTAGAACGCTTGGAACTGCACCTTCATGCCGTTGATGGCAAGGGCGACGACGCCAACGAGTATGTCGGCGAGCAGTGTAAAAATCTTCGCAAGTCCGTCAAGTTGTCCCCGTGTTCCCGGTGATGCCAGCTGAGTGACGATGGCATCATAGAGTTTTGCAATGATTGGCGCCGCAGTATTGTAGAGGTCACTGAGTGCCGACGTAATCGGCGCAATGAAACTCTTAAATGACGCAAAGCCTGTGCTGATTTGATTCAGTCCACCTTGCCAATCGGTGCCATAAATGAAGTCATACAAGGCGTCGGTGATGCTTCCTAGGAAGCTCATCACGGCTGGCCAATCCACACCATCAATCCACTTGATAAACACGTTGACCAGGTCTTGCACCGCAGGCACAAGCGTCTCCTGTGCAAAGGCGCCGAAGCGCATAAGCACTGGCAAGAGTGACTCGCCGAGGCTTTGTTGGACGTCCTTGAATTGCTCACTCAGTACCACTTGTTGTCCGGCGAAGGTATCGACGGCAGCAGCAGCAGAGCCACCGAATTCTTTACCCAGTTCGGCGAGGATAATCTGCTGTGCCCCAGCGACGTCGCCGACTTCGACCATGTTCTTAATGAGCGCCTTTTGGTCTTCGCTAAACGTCACGCCCACACGACTCAATGCGGAGATGCCAGCGACGGGATCATTGAGCGCCTTGCCAACTTGCACCGCTGAGCTTTGCAGGTCGGTGCCCATCGCTTGGCTAATGTCGAGGATTGCCTGTGTCGCCCCTTTGAATGACGTGCCTTTGATTTCGGTAAACGTCGCCAGCACGTTGGTCGCACCAAGGATGGCATCGTCGCTGAATATCGACGCGCCTGCGGTAGCGCTCATATCCTGCGCCATGTCCGCAAATTGCTTTGCCGTGAATCCCGCCGCTTGTCCCGTTGACTTGACGACGGCTTCGGTCTGTGCGATGACCTTGTTCCATTCCGACGCTTCGGCGATGGAGCCGGTGATAAAGTCGCCGACTTTACTGAGGGCGGCACCGGCAAGATTTGTGGCGGCGGTGCCGATGGCCATGAAGGCACCGGTGGCGATGCTTTGCAAGGCATTGAATCCGCCACCGCTTGACTTGGCCTTGCTACCAACGCCCGCAACGGCGTCACCAGCTTGGTCGGCAACTTTGCTCACTTGGTCGTCACCGATAAAACGTATAACGACGGTTTCTTCGGCCATTACTTATTCTTCCTTTTGCTCACTTCGGACTCTATGCCAATCATCTCAAGATGTTGTTGGATGATGTGCCACGGCGGAAGCTGGCTTGGCGGACAGTGGTAAATATCGCGACAGCACACAAGCTCGATGTACTCTAGCGGTGCGGGGCTGTGTGTCCAAAGATGTGCCCGCACTGCCAGCATTAGTTTCCCGAGTCGGTGCCGGAGAGTTTCTTGGTTAAGGCTTCGGTAATGAGTTTGAGATGGCGGGCAGGTAATTCCTCGACTTTGCGTCCGTCGTCCGTCACGACGCATTTTTCAAGGATGGGCAACATTGACTCAATGTCACCACTGGGCCCGACCTTGGCGAGCGTCATCATATCGCGGATGGTTAAGCGGTCTGCATCGATGGTGTACATAGAGGGACATCTCCTATTACGGACATCACAAAGTATGGCAAAGGCGCACGGATGTCCGACGTGCGCCCAGCCCGCTAATTAGGTGTTGGCGGTGTAAAGGATGCCGGGTGCCCGCACCGTGAAGCTGACCATAAGTGGGCCAGCGCTTGTGCTGTCGATGGGTGGGTAGTCCAGTGCCGTGATGTAACCGATAGTCTTGGTTTCGTATTGGTCGGCGCCCGAAGCGGCGCCAGCAGGCAACCATTTGAGCTGCGTTGCCGTGCGGGCTTCAAACAGCGCACGCACTGATTGGAAGGCTTCGGCTGCGGTTTCGGTGTAAAGGATATTGACCTTGACTTCGACGGGCTCATACTTGCCGACCGTGGTCAATGCAAAGTTACCATCGAAGGTATACGCTTCGCCGGTGACGACGGTGGCGGTGGTCACGTCGATTGACTGCGATGAGCCGGAGATGTCAACGTAGGCTGCGCCTACGTAGATGGAGACGGTAGACGCCGCTCCGGTGATTCCGCCGGTTGTTTGTGCCATGGAGTCCTCCTATTGGATAATTTCGGTAATGGTTAGCGTGGCGGTGACCGCATCGTAATACCTGCCCGATCCCTGTGGCCACTCGAGTACCGTCGCCCGTAGCGATGCGTTACTGAGTACCCACGTCGGAGCGATGAGGATGCGTAGTGCGTCGTGGTAGGCGGCGAGGTAGCCTTCGACGCTTGCAGCAATGTCTTTGAGCCCAAGCCCAAGCCCCGCCGCACGAAGCAGGGCGACGTCTTGCACCGTCCACTCCGCCTGCATGACGTGACCCGAGCCACCCAGCGTCGTTGTCCGTGTCCGAGACGATGTCATGCCGATGGCGTTAACGATGCGAGTCGGTACGTCGGCGTCGTCAACTTGGTCTTTGAGCGTTGTGCCACGCAGGACGTTCATTGAGTAGCCGGAGACTGACAGCGCACAGACGGCGTCGATAATGGAGGTGAGTTGTGAGCCCATACTATGACCGCCTTCGGTACGGCTTAAGCAGCGCTTCGATATCACGTGACATTGCTGAGGTGACGATGGTGCTACCGTCGGCGCTGATGATACTATTCCCAAGGTCGGGCGAGCCGTCCCGTTGACGATACATCTGGGAAGCGAGGCGCAACGTTGCCTGAATGATGTTCGCCGGCGGAGTCAACGAGTACCCAAAGCGTCCGACGATGGAGACGCTGGCTTCAGGGCTTCCGGTGTACGTCCAAAAGTAACCCGACGCTTGCTTGATACGCACCGCATACGCCGGCGTAAAATTCAGCGGTAGCGTGATGACACTCGCCGTCGGTACTGCGTTGCCGTCGCCGTTGGTGATGGAAGTAAGCGA